TGGGAGCCTTTCGCGAGTGGATTATTGAAAAGATGGTCTGCTGCGTGCCGGAGGACATCCTCGAAGACATGGAGGATGATCTGAAGGTGCGCGCCGAGGCGCAGCAAGCAATGCGTGAAGTGGTAGTGTCTAACATGCCAGATGAGCGCGTTGCGTTGGCAACACTCAACGACGAGGCACACGTATCGATCAGTGGGTCGTCAATCGTCGTTGAGCCGCATGCACGTGTTGCTGCGGTCAAGGCCAAGTTTGCAGTGCAAGTGGTTGTGGCGCTGCGCATGAAGCTTGGCTTGGGCGCAAAGGATCGCTCGGTTCCTGGGAATGTCGAGTTGGTCCGACGTGAGGCGGCGAAAATGATGCGTGCGTGGGGGGTGAGGCCCACGGATGCATCAGTGCACCTGCGTTATGTGGAAATGCTGTTCTTTGAGGACAACACGCATGACGCGGTGCCGGAGTGGCGTGCGAGAGCGGCAAGGCGCGGGAGGTTCGTACGGTGGTTGTTCAAAGCGGACGACCCGCCGTATGACTTCTAGGGGCGCCCAGTCAAACTTGCAGGGTGCGACACCGAGCACACGCTAAGCGAGAGTGAGCTGGATGACTCAGGCATCCTTTTCGCTCCTGCTGCATCGCGTGGTGCGGGTAGCACCAACACTCGCCTGCTCAATTGGGAGTATGACGGGCAGCCAACCAAGGTACGTGAGTTCATTACCATCTCGGGGCTCACGGCACCCTCCAACCTCGGTGTTTACAACAACACCGTTGATACAGTAGTCAGGGCGCTACTAGAGAGGTATTTCATGGTGAAGACGCCAGAGGGTTTTCGCCGGCCATTGGAACCAGAGCAGCATATTTTCCACATCCCTGCTATGAATGAGTACAAGTCGCGCGTGGTCGAGTGGGTCAAGCCGGAAGCCACTGTGTTATCAGATGTGCAAGTTTGCGCACTATACACAGGGTCTAAACGGAAGGTCTACGAGTCCGCGCTACGCTCGCTCGCTCGGCAGGGGTTAGACAAGCGGGATGCTAAGATCAAGCAATTCCCCAAGTTCGAAAAGCAAGATTTGGCCAAAGCACCGCGGATCATCAACCCGCGGACCCCAAGGTACAACCTAATGCTCGGGAAGTACCTGAAGAAGCTGGAGAAGCCCGTGTATGGAGGGATAAACCATGCATGGGGAGGGAGGACTGGACACACCGTAGTGAAGGGGCTTAATTGCTATGACGCTGCGGAGGTCATGAGGGCTAAGTGGGACCTCTTCGAGGACCCTGTTGCCGTGGGACTGGATGCCACCAAGTGGGACGCACACGTGTCGATGGATGCTCTAAAGTTTGAGCACTCCGTGTATCTGTCAATTTTCAACCACAACCAGGAGTTGGCGAAGTTGCTAAAATGGCAACTCATCAACCACGGCAAAGCCTATTGTGACGATGGGATGGTCGAGTTCATCATGGAAGGCACACGTGCGTCGGGGGATTTGAACACCTCGATGGGCAACTGTATCATAGCTTGTGCCAACCTGTACGCATGGTGCGCGGAAGTCGGTGTCACAGCGGAGCTGTGCAACAATGGTGACGACTGCGTAATCATTTGCGAGCGTGATGATCTGACGAAGTTCATGACGGGGATTGAGGCGTTCTTCGAGCGCCTGGGGTTTCGTATGGAAATTGAGGAACCGGTCGACAACTTTGAGAATGTCGAGTTCTGCCAGACACGGCCTGTGTTTGACGGTGAGCGGTGGCGCTTGATGCGCAATCCGCTCGCTTGTATGCGCAAGGACCTCATGTGTCTGATCCCGTGTAAGACGCCCGTGATGCTACGCAAGTGGCTAGGCGCTGTGGGGGAGTGCGGGTTGGCATCTGCGTCAGGCCTGCCAGTGCTGCAAGAATGGTACTCGATGATACAAC